TTCTTGTAACGGGACGATTCCTCACGATCCGAGCGTATATAAGTATCGCCACTATCAAAGAAGAAGTCGGCCCGGGTTGAGTCTACATCGCTTCCGCCGGTGACCAAGCCCAAGTAGGGGATATAGGTCGTTGCGTTCATCGTCTCGCGGATACTGTAGTAGGTCCAAATGGTCTCACCACTTTCCTCGATCTGGTTGACCAGATGGGGCTGCCCAAACAACTCGTAGACATCGGCCTTGGTGGTGACGCCGCCTTCCAGCTGCATAAAGCGGCTGAAATCATTGACTGTTTGAGTGCCCATATTCGATGCGCAGCCAGCCAGAGCCAAGGCGCACACAATCACTGTCAATACACGAAAATTCATCGATATCCCCTGTCGCTGGCCAGATAGTCAGGCGTGCTTGTCGAAAATGCAACTAAACAGTGAGTGTGTCCGGCCATTTGGGCCTACAGCGTGCGGAGTGCGGATCAGGATCCGTTCTTCGTGAAGGACCGAAGGACCTTGGCGGCAGTTTCTCTCTGCGCGGCAGGAATATGATCCCAAATCTCGACGATTGTAGCGCTCGGGGCTGTAGGGTCCTTGCTGAGCAAGTCGCCAGGCTCGCACATATAGATCTTCGCAAGGGCTTCAAGTGTTGATCGGGTGTAGTCTGATGAGCCACGCTCAATTCTAGATAGCTGCGAGTGCGACAGGTCGACCAGCTCGGCTGCCTGCTCAAGCGTCAGCTTGCGCCATTTGCGCCATTCTCGCAGGAACGTTTTCGGGGTCGTAGTCGCCATGTGCGTAATATGCACAATGGCGGACGCCCCCGCCACGGCATCAAACGCACATTCCACTTGACCATGATTGTGTATCTGATGCACATTCATGACCATGATGATCTCATTTGACACCTTCGCGCGCACCCACGGTTTGACAGACGCGACCATCGCCAAGGCCATCGGGCGAGACCGTTCAGTCGTGTCGAGAATGCGGCGCGGGCTATGTCGGCCGAGTCTGGAAACTGCCGCGGTGATCGAGGACCGGTTCGGTTATCGAATGCGGGCTTGGCTTCCTTCGGGCGGACAGAAGGATGCCGCCTGATGTCAGAAGGTGTTTGCCAATCTCGCGCGCATGTCCTGGACCGTGACGCCGTCTCGTTTGGCCAGTTCTCGCAGCAGGGTTGCGGCCAGTGCTTCGGCGGCGTGGCGTGTCCAGATACTGGGCAAACGAGCGGTGCCCGACCAGGTAGTGATCTCCATCCGGTCGCTAAGCCAGCGAGCCTCCGGTGCTGTGTCAATGAATGGCGTGTCGATCGACATGAACTCTCCCAAGCAAAACAAACTGCCCCGGCAGCCTGCTCCATGGAGGCGACAAAATCTGTCGCGATTGTGTCCATCACCTTCACAATCCTAAATAACCGCATTCCGGACCGGGTCATTGCGGCACCGTCCGGCAAGAAAGCTCTTTCCCATGACCCAGACGCCTGCCAGTCTTGCCCGCATGAACGATACCGACTGGAAGCAGCTGGAGGGTCAGCGGATCATGGCGGCGCTGGGGGGCATAGCAGCCCTGCCAGGGGCGGCCCTGATATCGCTGGGTCCGGCGGGCGCCCCGCTGTTTGCGACGGCGCTGGTGCTGGTGGCCGGTGCCTATGTGTGCTGGCTGTTCACGGACAACATCTATCACCTGAGTGTGCTGGTGAGGGATCGTGGCAAAATCCGGTTGTTCCTGCCGGCCATGATGTCGCTGGGGACGCCCCTGCAAATGTCGACCATTCTTTACGGTGCCGGGTCGCTGGTTTGCACGATCGCCGGTTTGATCGGCGCGCATGGCGCGTGGCGGGTTCCGGTGTCGGTGGATGTCGGATTGGTCATCACGCTGGGGATCGCGCTGGCTATGCTGGCGCACGTATTGACCATGCACCGGCGCCTCAATCGTCTGCGCGACGTGGTGCGGCGCTATTCCTTCGTGTGGCGTCGACGCCAGCAAGGATTGGACGTCGCCGGCTGATCGCGGCGCCTCGGCCTCTTCGCGCTCAAACCACAGCATATCCAGCCCTTCCATCGCAAGAATTCCCCCTGCCACCTTTACCCGGTGCCCCGCGTCGAGCGGGCCGGGCCAACACGGCTTCCATGTGCCGGTCCGGGTGCGTTTGCGCCGGGGCTGGCATCAACCGCAGGGCAGGGGCCGGCGTCAGCCGAGCAATAGTGCTGCGGAATGGTCGCAAGCTCGACATTTCAGTTTCCCAAATCCCGCACGCCGGCATCCCCCGTCCGGCGCTGCGGTCTGATGGCCGGTGCGGGGCGTGTCTCCCTGATCTCACCGCGCGCCGTATCGGCCATCGCTTTGTCCAATCCGTGCGTCATCATTGCCTTTTCCATGCTGCCAGCATGCTGTTCGGCGGCGATGACGTCACCTGCAGCAATGTGCGGAACGTCTCATGAACATTTTGAAGGCAAAGGCCCTGGGCCGCTGGTTGGCCAAGCAGCTGGGCGAGATGCCTGGCGGGTATGAGGCAGCGTGCGCCTGGCCGGATTCACCGATGAAATCTGACCGCCTGTCGGCGATAGGGCGGGGCGAGCGCCCATGGCCGTTCAATGAGGGGCTTGTTCTGCTGGCACTGAATGACCGATCGGACCTGCTGCGTGCTGTGGCGGACCTGATCGACAGTCAGGAGGGCGTGGGCTCGATCGCGAAGCTGGCGCACAGCGATGTGTATGCCAGCGCGGATCTGGCTCGCACGGTGGATGCGGCCGAGGAGGATGGCCGACTGACTCATGCGGAGATCATCGGGATCCGCAAGGCGGCGGCGGTGAACCTGCAGCATGCAACGGAATTGGCGGCGCGGGCCGAGCGTCTGCATGCCGGCGAGATTGAGGATTGATGTGATGACGGACCTGGTTGTTCTGGCTGCGTGTCGCCGGGCCGCTGACGCTGAGAAGCGCTTGCGCTTGGCGCCGAAGGGCACCCGCCGGGTCCGTGATCATGAGTTTGTGATGGCCCGGGCGGCCCAGTTGCGGGCCGAGCTGGAAGTTTCGAAACCGACGCCGCGGCGCTGAGCCGGGGCTTCAATCAAAGAGGAGCGTGGAAGCATGGCTTTTGCGGACGATACCGGCTTGCCGGAAACCGGAGACGCTGGCGCGAGCCAGACGGCTGCCACCCGGGAACAGCTGAAATCCTTCGTGGCGCGGATCGAGCGCCTCGAGGAGGACAAGGCCAATGTCGCGAGCGACATCAAGGAGGTCTATTCCGAGGCGAAATCGACCGGCTACGACACCAAGATTCTCCGCAAGGTCATCGCGCTTCGCAAGATCGACCGCCACGAGCGTCAGGAAGCCGAGGCGCTGCTCGAGATGTATCTCGGCGCGGTGGAGGGCTGATCCGATGGAGATTCACCCAGTCATCCTCGCAGCGCTATACGGGCTGGCCGGCTTTGGCTGGTGGGCAGCGTGTTCCGAGAATGAACGCGAGTGGGTAGCGCCGCTTGTCTATGCCGTGTTCTGGCCGCTGACGGCCTTTGTCGCTCTGGCCTGGTGCTTGTTGATGGCCGGGGCTCGCACCTTCGAACGCCTGACGGCGCGGGGCGGGCGGTAAATGACCCTGACGCTGTCCCCATTTGCCCAGAAGCGCCTGAAGCGGATCGAGCAGGCCAACCGTGCCCGCGCGCGTCGCATGGGGTGCAATGCGGTGCCGGTGGATTTCATCGCGGTGCTGGAGGCTCAGGATTGGGCCTGTGCCATCACGGGTGACCCGCTGGATCCGGACCTCGCCCCGCCGCACGGGGACAGCATCAGCCTGGAGCATCGCAACCCGCTTTCGAATGGCGGGGCCCATGACGCGGGCAATGTGTGCGGTGTGAAGCTGGCCGAGAACCTGAAGAAGGGCCGCACGCAGGACACGCCACGAGCGGCCAAGGCCAAGCGCCAGGCGGCGAAGTTCGCCCGGCCCGTCATTGGCCGGTCCTGGGATGATGAGGAAGACGATCTGGACGAAGCGCCAGCTCGGCCACGTCGCTTCGACGACAAGCCCGCGAAACTGAAGACACGCCAGAAACGCAAGATCCGCGGTGGCGGCTTCCAGACCAACAAGGATGGTCTCTGGAAAGCCAAGATCGGCGGCGGCGTGGAGAGGAGGAAGTGATGCCCAAGGCACCAACGCCCACGCCCGTGAGGACCGTGATCGAGTTCGGCGACATATCAGGGCTGCCCTGTTTGCTGGATCCGAACCGCGCACCGGGCGTGCAGCTGAATCTGGGCTGCGCGGCCGGACTGCAAGCCAGCATCACCCTGACCGATGAACAGGCCGACTGGCTGATCGGGCAGTTGCAGCGTGCGCTGCACCACGCCCGCACCCAGGCCCCCACCCAGACACAAGAGGATGAACCGGCATGACGCAGAAATTTGATTGGACATTGTCGGCGGAAGCCAAGCTGCGTGACCTTTGGGCAAGCGGCGTCAGTGCGACTGTGATTTCCAAGGCGTTCAATGGCGCGGTGAGCCGTGATGCGGTGATCGGGAAGGCGAACCGTCTTGGTCTGCCTGGTCGCAGGGTCGGGCGCCATGTGCGCCGCCCATCCGGGCCGCCAAGCATGACCGCTGGTGTGGTCAAATCAGGCGGGACTGGGGGTGGCCTGCGCTTTGGCCGGCACGAGCCGGGGGTCAAGCCCCCGACGCCGCTGGCAGCGCCTGAGGTGGTGCCTGTGGGCGTTCCGGGCGGTGTGGCATTTGCCGATCTGAAGCCGGGGCATTGTCGCTTTGACGTGTCGGGTGCGCGCCACCCGGAAAACTATCGCTTTTGCGGTGCCGATCGCGAGTCGGGCAGTGCCTATTGTGCGGCCCATCGCGCCAAGACCATCGATAAGGCGGCGACCCGCAGCGCGGAGAAGCGCAGCGAACGGGCGGCCAACTATGCCCGCCGCAAGGGGGTGGCCTGATGCAAGCTTTGACCCAAGCCGAACGGGATGAGATCCAGCGTGCCGAAACCCGCCAGCGGCTGTCTGCGCCGACTGTGAGTGACCTTATCGATCGAGCGTCGGCCATTTATGGCGTGTCGCCTGCCGCCATCTTGGGGCCGCGTCGGACGTTCCGTTATGTGCGCGCTCGTCACTGGGTGTTTCACTGGGCGTTGGCCGCAGGTCGCAGCAGCGCCAGCGAGATTGGCCGGCGGATGAATCGGGACCATTCCAGCGTGCTCTACGGCGCCGCGGCCCATGCCATCCGCCATCGACTGCCGGTGTTGAGCGCGTGCTGTGCTCGCAAGCTGCAGCGCACGGCATCGCTGGCCACCTACTATGAGGGCCCGGAGCCTGGTCTTGTACGAGGCTTTGACCTGGCCGCATGCCAGTCCTGGCGCGCCCTGTCCATGGCGGGGAGGGTGGCATGAGCCATGAGGCGACCAATTGGGCGATCAAGCAGCGCGGCCTTAAGCCTGGTGCCAAGCTGGTGCTTTGGCATCTGGCCGATTGCCACAACGGGCATACGGGCCGGTGTGATCCGTCGCAGGGCTTGCTGGCGCATTTGTGCGAGATGAGCCGGTCGACGCTGAACGTGCATTTGTCGGCGCTCGAGGCGGCGGGGTTGATCCGCCGCGTGCAGCGCTCGGACCGGGTGACGCGTCGGCAGCAGAGCACATTTTATGTTCTGGGTGTCGATGGCGGCAAACCGCAGGCGGCACAAGATGTAGAGGGCCAGACACAAGATGTTGTGCCTCCGTGTCCGGAAACCGGACTCGGAACGGAAGCGGAACAAGCCGACGACCCGTGTCCGGAAACCGGACTCGGAGCCGTGTCCGGAAAATCGCAAAAGCCGTGTCCGGAAAATGGCGATTCCCGTGTCCGGAATCCGGACACAAACCCTGTAAGGGAACCTGGAATAGAACCTACCCCCCTACCCCCCGCTGGGGGGAGAGAGGGATTTGATCTGTTCTGTTCGGTTTTCCCGATGGAGCGTTCGGGGAATGTGAACCTGAAGCAAGCCCGATCGGATTGGCGCAAGGCTGTCGATGCGCTGGGGCCGGAAGCGGTGCTGGCCGCTGGCAGGGCGTATGCGGCGGTGGTGAGCAAGAACGGGCAGATCCCGTGCGGCCTTCGCCGGTTTCTCGATCTCAACTCCAAGCGCGGTCTGGTTGGCCAATGGGTGCCCCGTGAGGCCATCGTTCTGGAACCGGCCCAGCTGACCGACAGCGAGGAGCATCAGTTCCTGGCATCGGCCCGAGAGTCCGGGACGGCGGAGCGAGACATCCGGCGATGGGCGGCGCCTGGAGCGTTCCGGTTTCATCGGGAAGGGGCCCAGCTGGTGGCGGTCATGCCGTCTGGCGAGGTGGAGTTCCGCCGTTCGTTCGAGGCGCTGATTGCTGCCAATCAGCTCAGCGTGTGGTCGGAAGCCTTTCTGGCTCGCCGGCAAGAGCGGCGTGGCCAGAAGGGGGTGGCGTGATGGATCTTCCGAAAGGCCCATTCTCATGCATTCTCGCGGATCCGCCCTGGGCGTTCCGCACCTACAGCAACAAGTCCGGCACGACGCCCCATCGGGGGGCGGAGGATCATTATCCGGTCGCCTGTCTTGAAGACATGGCGGCCATCCCGGTTGCCGAAATCGCCGCGAAGGATTGCGCGCTCTTCATGTGGGTTGTGGACAGCCACATGGACGAGGCTTTCGAGCTGGCCAGGGCGTGGGGGTTCACTTTCAAGACCTGCGCGTTCGTGTGGTTCAAGGGGCGTAATGAGGGCGTCGTGCCGAAAGTCGGCATGGGTTACTGGACCCGCAAGCAGACCGAACAGTGCTGGTTGTTCACGAAGGGCAAGCCGCAGCGTGTCGGAAAGGGTGTGGAGCAGGCCATATTTTGCGGGCGCGGCCGCCACTCTGCCAAGCCGGACGAGCAATACGACCGCATCGAGGCATTGGTTTCCGGACCGTATCTCGAAATTTTTTCGCGCCTGTCTCGAACGGGATGGGCAGCATGGGGAAACCAGACCGGCGCTCGCGACGGCCTGTTTGATGGGGATGCCGCATGACCGCATCGATCGCAAAAAGGGGCAAGCGGTTGTTTGTCTTCGAGACGCCTGGCCGGGCGGACACGCCAACCCGCCCGAATGACCCACGCTGCGATGACTGGTTTTCGCTGCTGGTGAAACCGGGACAACAGGGCCGACTTGAAGTGAAGATCGCAGTGCAGGCCGACGGCACGGGGAAGGGGCTACGCCAATGGCTGATGAGCACTGACGCAGTGACGGCACATTCCTTGGCAGTCGATGTTCCGGCGAAGGACTTGCAGCGCCTGCGGGACTCGATCACGGCCCATTTGGCGGCGATCAAGTTCGAGGCGAAAGCAAAGCCCGCGCGCTTGGGCTGGGTTGTTCTGGTGGCGGTGTTCGTGCTGGGGCTGATCGCTGGGGCGGGGTCTCGCTCATGATAAACCACCGTCGGGGACAGAAGCGCGTCTACAAGCCGCTGGGGCATTTGCTGAAGGAAGCGGCCACGCGGCCGCCCACCGAAACTGCCAAGCCACGTCGCACGCCCCGCAAGGTGAAGCGGCGGGAGGTCGAGAACCGTGGGCTGAGCGCCAATGACCTCGATACGCTGGGGGATCTGGATTGGTATCTGATCCGCGTTCCCTCGGGTAAGGAATTCGTCGCCGAGCGCATTCTGGATGATGCGGGGCTGATTGTCTTCGTGCCTACCGAGACCAAGTTCCGCAAGGTCAATCGGATGGCCAAGACCAAGACCGAGATGCGGTTTGCGCTGATCCCTGGCTATTGCCTGATCGGGATATACCGCGGCGACGCCAAGACGGTCGACGCGCAATGGGCCAACCTGTTCCGGTTCCGGCTGGTCCGCGAAGTAATCGGGCACGACGGGCGGCCGATGGTGCTGCCGTATCGCCAAGTGCGGGCGTTGCTGGTCCGCCATTCGCGTGGCGAGTTCAACGCACCCGACTCCCAGCGATGGATGCGCACATATCGCGAGTTCGAAGCTGGCGACCGGGTGGAAATCCTCGAGGGGCCGTTCGAAGGGCATGTGGCTGAGGTGACCGAGATCCGGGGGCAGCAAGCCCGAATGGTGTTGCGCTTGTTTGGCGCAGAGCGGGCCGTCGATATTCCAGTGATCGCGCTGGGGCGTGCCGCATAAGCTTGTGAGCTGACCGATCGGGAAGGGGGGACAGGCGTCGGTTTGTTCCCCCACTTTTATGTCCAAAATTGAACATTTATCCGCGACTCTGTGCACAATATATGGCATAAAGAATGGGCCGGGCGGGATGGTCCCGACCGGCACAAAAAGGAGACGACAATGTCATATGAGACGGCGTCAATTCTCCTGCTAATCGCTCAACTGGTGGTCTCGGTCGCCAACTTGGTCCACCGGAAGAGCGAGTAGACAGGGGGGTGGCTCTCGCGAAAGCGGGGGTCACCTCCCGCCCTTATAGAGGAAAACCGATGACAGGGGAAGAATTTCAAGCGTGGATGGACCATATGGGCTTGCGTAAAGCCGCCGCGGCCCGGGCACTGGGCGTTGCGCGTGGCACTGTGGATGCCTGGTTGCAGAACGGTGTGCCCAAGCTGGCTGCGCTGGCGTGTGCAGCACTGGCGTTCGATCTGCCGCCGTGGCGCCGTGAGAAAGACCTTGACGAAAACCCGCGCGGCACCTGAAAGTGGTGTCCTTGAAGGGTTGCGGCCCCGCATTGACATGCGAGGCCGCAGAGGGGCCGGCCACCCGGCTGCGGGAACTGACCAAGATCATTCGAGAGCTCAATACAGACCCGGGGCAAGGCGCGGCAACGCCTTGCCCCTTGAATGTCGGTCTGACGCGCCGGTCTGGTCAAGCAGAACATCTGCTGAAACCGCGTCTAAATCCGCTCAATCGCTATGATTTTGGGGGTTGACGGGGCCAAGCTACTGACCATTCCACGACACCGGCGGAAGAAATGGGGAACAAATAGGCTTGTTTTGTTCCGCAAATCAGATGATCTTCGAATCAAGGACGACCTGCGACCCGACGGCACCCCGAGCCAAGAACATCATAATGGGGCGAGCCGCGGCAGACCTGGGCTAGCGCAAAGCGCCGAAATAGCCGATGGGGTCAATGTGTCCAAAGCCCACTCACGCCGCCCAATGGGCGGCTTTTTCGTGTCTGCTCGCTGCCCTTGTCGATGGGCGCGATCACGATGGAGAGCACCCATGCCGCAACCTGCCACTATCTGCTCCGCCTGTCGGCATTGGAGCTTTTCCCGCCAGGGCAACAGCAAGCGCGCCGGCCATTGTCGCCGCCATGCGCCGCGCCCGGTGGAGACTGGCGGACCGGTCACCGATACGCAGTGGCCGGTGACGCTCGAGGACGACGGCTGCGCGGAGTTTGTTGACGCATCTCAGCGGATGGCAATCGAGCCGGATGTCGAGGCCGCCGAGCCTGCACAGGACAAGCCGGTCCGTGCGCCGCGGGCAACATCGAAGGGCGGCAAAAGCCGCAAGACCCGCTAGTCCATGATTTCCGGGTTTGACATCCGGACCAATGTTCGCGAATTCCGGCGCGGCCTGAACCGCGTAGAGCGCGACCAGCTGCCGTTCGCGGTGTTTCGTGCGGTCAATCATGTCGTGCAAGGGGCTGTCACGCACAATCAAAGGGCCATGCGCCGCTCATTGGATCGGCCCAAGCCCTTCACGCTGCGGGGCATCTATCCGCGGCGGGCCCGTTATCGCCGTGGACAAAGGGCTGCAGGGCTGGCAGCGGCGGTTACCACGGCCAGCCTGATGTGGCGTGAGTTCGCAGGCAAGGGGACGGCAGCAGGGCAATACCTGCGGCCGCAAGTGTTCGGAACGCCGCGGCTTGTGAAGCGCCATGAGGCATCGCTGCGCCGCCGGGGACTGATCGGTCGTTCGTCATTTCTCGTGCCGGCGCCGGGTCAGCGCCTGAACCAATACGGCAACCTGCCCCGCGCGACATATGTGCGACTTTTGTCGGCGGTCGGGGCGTCATCGGATGGCACCCAGAACCGCACCAGTCGCAGCCGATCGCGAAATCAGCGTCGCCGCGATTTCTTCGTGCCCAAGCGGGGTGGTCAATTGTCGCCGGGCGTCTGGGAGCGCAAGCGGAACGGCGCGATCAAGCCCGTGTTGATCGAGGTGCGCCAGCCGCAATACCGACGTCGATACGATTTCTTCGGCACCTCAGACGCGTTCGTGCGTCGCCAATTGCCGGTCAGCCTTCGCCTCGCGATGCGCCAAGCCATGCGGACCGCGCGCTAAAAAGGTCAACGCTGTCAGCGGCTTCGAGGCCCACCACCCCCACCCCGCTAGGTTCTTCCGAGGCCCTCCGGGACGTGGGTATGTTCGGTCCCCGAATTGTGTCTAGTCATGAGGATTCGGGAAGGGTGTTTCATGGCTTTCGCGATCAAGGCTGAAGCACGATGAGCGGCAGCGCGGATCGAAATATCGTCAACCGCGCCAACTGTGCGAAAATATTCGGTGTTTCGGTCAAGACGGTTTCGGCCTGGGTTCGCCGAGGTTGCCCGGTTGAGCAAAAAGGCGCGAAGGGAAAAGAGTGGCTGTTCAACACGCCGGATGTGTTCCGCTGGCACCTGCAGAATGTGGAGGGGCCGGGCGAGCCCCAGGGCGAGCCGGACCAGCCCAAGATCCCGCCTGCCAACTATGACCAGGCGCGTGCCCGCAAGATGCTGGCCGAGGCCGCGATAGCCGAGATCGATCTGGCCAAAGCTGAAGGCCGCGTCGTTGATGTCGAGCTGATCGCCGAAGTCGTGACTCGCGAATACTCGACCGTGCGCGCTCGCCTGACGGCGTTGCCGGGGCGACTGGCGCCAGAGCTTGATGCGGGCCGCGCTCTCGAGTTCGAGCCGGTCATTGCGGACATGATCGACGACATCCTGAAGGAATTGAGTGCGGATGACGTCATCGGCGAACCGACGGGCGAAACGGGAAGCGGTGGCGGCCGTATTCCAGACCATCCGCCGACAGACGCTGAAGCCGGTTCCGCGCCGTAATCTCATCGAGTGGGCGGACACGTTTCGTCGCCTGTCGTCACGCGCCGCTGCCCAGCCGGGCCGCTGGCGCACGTCGCGATCACCAATGGCCCTTGGGCCAACCCGCGCCGTCACGGACCCCAAGGTGCGCACGGTGACCGTGATGGCACCGACGCAGGAATTCAAATCAGAGCTGCTGCTGAACGCGGCGGGCTACTTTTCTCATCAGGACCCCAGCCCGATCCTGTTCATCCAGCCGACCGACAAATTGGCCGAGTCCTTTTCGAAAGACCGGCTGCAACCGATGCTCGAGGTGACGCCCGTCCTGGCGGAAATCAGCCCGGACCCGAAAAGCCGATCGAGCGACAGCACGCTGACCCGCAAGGCCTTCGACACGGGCTCGGTCATCGATCTGGTCGGTGCGAACTCGCCAACGGATCTGGCAAGTCGTCCGAAGCGGGTGATCCTGGCCGATGAGGTCGACAAGTACCCGCCGACCGCCGGCAAGGAAGGTGATCCACTATCCCTGGCTGAGGAACGTCAGTCCTCATTCTGGAACGCCAAAAGCATTCGGACCTGTTCGCCAACACGAAAAGGGTTCAGCCGGATCGGCCGGGAGTATGCCATGAGCGACCAGCGCCGCCTTTTTGTGAGGTGCCCGCACTGCGGTGATGCGCAGGTCATGACGTTCGACCGGGTCCGCTGGGACAAGGACGAAAACCACCAACACCTGCCGGAAACGGCTGGTTACTGCTGTCGCGGCTGCGGGGTCGTCTGGTCTGAGGCAGAGCGCCGGGCCGCGGTTCAGGCGGTCCAACATGAAAGCGATCTGGGGTATCGGCAAACTCGCCCGTTTCGATGCTGTAACGCAGATCACAAGCCGCTCGACTGGTCGGGCGACGAGCATTGGACACCCACGGGCGAGGCCTTGTGCCCGACCTGCAACCGGACGCCCATACCGTGCGAGCATCAGGGGTTCAATCCGTCGAAGCTCTATTCGCTGACCCAGTCGCTGGCTGCCACCGTCAAAAAGTTCCTGAACCAGAAGGATGATGTGCTCACGCTTCAGGTGTTCACGAACACCCAGCTGGCCGAGGAGTGGGAAGAGGGCGGCGTATCGGTCAGCCAGGACAGTTTGCTGGCCCGCCGTGAACCCTATGGCGAGGACGACTTTCCCAAGGGGGTGCTGTGGCTGACAGCGGCCGTCGACGTGCAGGACAATCGCCTAGAGCTGGATGTTGTTGGCTGGGGCGCCGGCGCGGAAAGCTGGGGCATCAAGCACACGGTGCTGATGGGTGATCCGGCGATGGACCCTGTCTGGCACAGTCTCGACGAGCTTTTGCTGCGCGCCTATCACCGCGCGGACGGTCGGGCGATGCGTATTCAGACGACCCTGATCGACAGCGGCGGCCATCACACGCAACGCGTTTATGGGTTCTGCGCTGAACGTCTGGGCAGGCGGGTCTACGCGATCAAGGGCGACGGCGGTGCGGGCAAGCCAATCTGGCCGAAGCGGGTTTCGATTTCGCGCACGAAGCACACCCTGTTCATGGTCGGCACGAATGCCGCGTCTGATCAGGTTTACAGCGCGCTTCGGGTGAAGAAGCCGGGCGCTGGATACTGTCACTTCTCGGCCGATTATGACGCGGCATACTTCAGTCAGTTGCTGGCCGAGAAAGTCATCCGCCGCCGCGTCGGTGGCCAGGACGTCCGTGCCTATGAATGTCCGAAAGGCGTTCGAAACGAGGCTCACGACCTGCGCCGATACAACGTCGCGGCGCTCTACGCTTCGCCGATCCAGTTGCCGAAGGCCGCTGCCGTCCCGACAGCGGACGCCGGTGCCGACGACTCCGGACCCCATGCCGCCGCGGAAGGCACGCCTGCGAGGACGTCCGAACAAGCCAAACCCAGCCCGCCACTTGGGCCGCCTCAACGCAAACGCCGCCGCAAAAAGCGCCGCGGCCTCAATGACAGTGGAGATAGCTGGTTGTGAGCACGCGATACGCCCAAGCCGACCTGGACGCCTTGAACGCTGCCATCGCCACCGGCGCGCGTGTGGTGTCGTACAACGGTCAACGCGTCGAATATCAGAGCCTGGCCGACATGAAGTCTGTCCGGACCGAGATGGAGCGAGAGCTGGGCGTCACGACCCGCCGCCGCCAGTCCCGCGCCGTGTTCAAGGGTGGTTCCTGATGGGCTGGCTGACGCATCTGATTGGCCAGGTCGCGCCAGAGGCCGCCCTGCGCCGAGCGCGCGCGCAGGCCGCCCTGGGTCATGCCATGCGCAGCTTCGAGGCTGCCTCGACCGGCCGCCGCAACAAGTATCGAAAGGGCCGTGGCACGTCGGCCAATGCCGAAAACACCGCAGCAGCGGCAACGCTGCGCAACAGATCCCGCGAGTCGCAACGCAATGACCCTTACGCCAAGCGGGCGCTGGAAATCTGGACAGAAAGCGCATCTGGCATTGTGCCAACCCCGGCCACTGGCAGTGATCGCCTTGATCGGCAATTGCGTGAGGCGTTCGAGGAATTTTCCGAACACGCGGATAGCGATGGTCAGGGCGATTGGCTTGCCCTGCAGGATCTTGCCATTCACACACTGCTGGAAAGCGGTGACGTGTTGCAACGCCGCCGTCGTCGCCGGTCGTCAGACGGGCTGGGCATCCCGCTGCAGATCCAGCTGCTGGAACCGGATCACCTGGATGGCACCCGCCTGCGAAATGGCAGCAATGACATTGTGGGCGGCATCGAGCTGGATCTGTTGAACCGCCGGCAGGCCTACTGGCTGTTTCCGCACCATCCTGGCGAGAACCGAATTTTGCATGGTCAGTCATTGACCAGCACCCGCGTCGGTGCCGATCAGGTCGCGCATTCGTATCGCCGCACCCGCCCGGGCCAATTGCTGGGTGTGCCGCTGCTTCATGCTGTGCTGCAGGACCTCGGTGATCTGGATGACCTGGAACAGGCATCCTTGATGCAACAAAAGATCGCCAATTGCTTCGGCGCCTTTGTGCGCCGCTCCGATGTGACGAACAATCGTGAGGTCGGGCTGGATGAGCTTGATGACGATGAAGGCGAGCTGGAGCGGTTCGAGCCAGGCATGATTGAGTACCTCGAGCCCGGCGAGGACATCAGTTTCGCGACTCCGCCGTCGACTGCCGGTCATCCTGAGTACATTCGGTCGCGCCTGCATCGCATCGCGTCAGGCGCGTCCATGCCCTACATGCTGCTGACCGGTGATGTGAGCCAGGCCAACTGGTCTAGCTACAAGGCCGGCTTTGTCCCGTTCAAACAGGCCATCCGCCGCTTCCAGCGGCGTACAGTGCTGCCCACGCTGTGTCGCCCGCAGTATCGCTGGTTTGTCGAGAGTGCGTTCGCCGCTGGCCGGATCGACGCGCTGGACTATGGCGTGTCCTGGACGCTGCCAGGCTTTGAGCCGATCGACCGCCTGAAAGAGGCGATGGCCGACAAGATGGAGGCACGGATCGGCAAGCGTTCGATCAATGAGGCCATCCGCGCTGACGGCCGCAATCCCGAAGCCGTGATTGCTGAATTTGCGACCTGGTTCGCCGAAGTCGACGAAGCCGAAATGGTCTTCGACAGCGATCCGCGAAAGGTCAGCGATGCTGGCCTGACGCAGGCAGCCGTGTCCGGCCAGTCCGGATCGGCATCTACACCCGCTTCAATCGACGAAACCGACGAGGAGTAAGTCATGCCGGATGATGTGGCAGACGAGGTCAAGCTGTCCCGGCTTGGCCGCAACGTGCAACTGCGTGTGGACAGCGTCGATGAGACGGCCCGCACGGTCGAGGTGGTTTGGACCACTGGCGCGGCAGTTCGCCGTTACATGCCGGGTCTGGGCCGCGTGTTGGAAGAGCTGGACGTCTCGCCCGAGGCGATCCGGCTGGACCGCCTGAACAATGGCGCGCCTTTTTTGAACACGCACAGCGATTGGTCGCTGAATGATGTGATCGGCGTGGTCGAGCGCGCATGGATTGAGGACGGAGAGGGCCGAGCCCTGATCCGCCTGTCGGAACGTGACGACGTTGAACCGATCTGGCGCGACATCAAGGGCGGGATCATCCGCAATGTGTCGGTGGGCTATCAGGTCCATCGCTACGAAGTGATTGAGAGCGACGACGACGGCTGCACCCGCGTCATCGCACGAGATTGGGAGCCGATGGAGATTTCCGCGGTGCCCATTGGCGCGGACGACAAGGCAGGGTTCCGCGCGGCCGATGGCCAGATCGAAAACCCCTGTATCATTGAACGGGCGGAGCCCGCCCAATCCCACGAGGAGACCCCGATGTCTACCAAGGCAATCGAAAAGACGGGCGACGCCCCGAAAGACGACGTCACCCGCGCCCAGCCGGTCAATCCGCCGGTTAACACGCCTGCTCCGGTTGATACCGAAGCGCTCGCCCGCACCGCCCGCGACGAAGAGCGCAAGCGCGCCTCCGAGATTCGCACCATCGGCCGCAAGCTGAAGCTGGACGACGCCGCGATCGATGCACAGATCGCTGATGGCAACACCGTCGACCAGGCCCGGGCCGCTTTTATCGACCTGCTGGCCGATCAGGACGACAAGGCCCCGCAAACCCGCGCCCGCATCAGCGGTCACGACGAGGTGGACGTGCGTCGTGGTCTGGCGATCAACGCGCTCGAGCACCGCATGGCACCGTCGGGAGTCGCCCTCGAGGAC